AAGCACCACAGAGGGACTCTTGCGATGTCCTCGTCGAGTTTGACCTTTGCCTCGGTGACGGGAACGTCTCCGAAGATGGTCTTGAAGTTGACCGTCTTGCCTTTGATCTCGTGATTGTTTGCGTTGAGTTTGATTATTGCGTACTTCATTTTTTCACCCTCCCGGGGAGAGGCAAAAGCCTCTCCTCAATAACCTTCCTTTCTTACTCTTGCCTCGCATCTTGCCATCAGCCATTCCTTACCGCAGAAGCGGATGTCTCTTAACATATTCTTGTCGAAGAAAACCGCTCCCTCTTGATATACGTTGTTTATCGCCATATCGTAAAGGTCGCTCACAAGTCCGTCGTGGTCGTTGAGTTGCCTTTCTGCGTCCTTGTACTCTTCGGAATCTTCCTCGTTGTCGAGGAGTGTGTTCTCAAGTTCTCCTATAAGCCAATAACTTGCGTACTTGATGTTTAAAAAAGCCTTTCTCTGTCTCGGTGTGCATTCTGATAATTTCATTTTGTTACCTCCTTGCCTTTGGCTTGCGCCTTTCTTTATCTTACATACATAGTATAACGCAATGCGTGATATATGTCAAACACTTTTTCACGCAATGCGTAACTTTTTTTACAAATAAAAAACGGGTGGGACTATGCCCACCCTATGCCATAAAAAGGAGAAGTGATATGGTGAAACCTTAAAGGGTTTCGTCTTTGTTATAGTTTATAGTTGAGACACCGAGCAATGCTCCAAGGAATGCGTCAACTACTGTGATGGTCTGTGGGATCTCCGTCTCAAATGGTAAGTCCCAAATCTTTGCAAGTCCCATGTAAAGGGTCGCAATCGCAGGAAGCACGATGATGCAGACCCACTTTAAAATATCGTATGCTTTATTACTTAACATTTCACACCTCACTTTATCGGGAGCGACTTCAATGCCCCTCCCTCTCCGTATTCTCTTGCTACCCGTCCGTTGCCGTTCAACTTCTCATATGCTTCGTATTCCTCTTGAATATCATCGTATTCATCAGACGGAATATAGCCTATCTCATGGTAGTAGTCCGCTCTGCTTAAAAGATGGTTTCTGCACAAGGCTTTCAACACGATCTCGGACGGTGTTTTCTTTTTGGTTTTGGATTTATATAACTCCATTAGGAAGTTACCGAGCCAATTAGACCCGAGAACTATCCCGATAAGAGTCAATATCGTTTCGTAGTTCACTTTACTACCTCGTGTTCAAGAATCTTTGGAATGCTTTTGCGGTGCGTTCGCCCATGATACCGTCCACCGCTCCGACATCCTGCTTCTCTCTTATAAGGAACTTCTGAAGAGCCATGACGGTCTTCTTTCCGCAGAGTCCGTCAATATCACCGACCGCATAGCGTTTGTTTTTCAAGTATCTTTGGAGTCTGTCAATAGTGATTGACCCCGTGTAGCCGTCATTGAATCGTGCCGTTGTCCATCTTGGGATATATGGTTTGCAAGGATTGGTCTGTCCACTTATCCATCCGTCGGGAGTAATACCGAGCCACCATTGAAGTCTCATCGTGGACAGTTCTCCGAAGTAACCGTCTACGACTAACTTGCCATCGCCTTGACCTAACTGCTTATTGACCTCGTTGGCTATATACGGGAATTTGCTTGCAAGATAATCTCCGGGACAAGTGGTCGCCATGAAATATCTGTGCATTGTAAGGTTTCCGTTTGCATTGCCCGTGAAATTGAGTTTCTTGATCCCGTTGCGTCTGCACACGTCTACACATAACTCGATACACTTATTGACCGCGGTATCAGAAACGTGCCAATTTCCACCAATTCGGTCATTGGCAAGTTCGATTGTTATAGACCGCTGATTGCTTGCAAAGTTGCCATTTGCCCAAGACGTGTATTTTTCATCGACATACAGACCCACCCTGCCCTTTGAATCAATTCCGTAGTTGGCTGAAGCAGGTCTCGTCTGAAATACTTGACCGCATTGCTCAACGGTGAGATTGCCTGCCATGTGGTGGATAGTGATGTCTGTGATTCGTTTTCCGTCCCTCGAATCGTAGTTCGGGGATAACTTAACATAATTAACTAATGGAGAATTACTCATTTAAAGACCTCCCAAATGATATATATAAGTGGTGCTGATTTTATAAAAGAAATGACTCCCACGAGGAGAGCCATTAGAATCAATATAATTATTATGTTTCTCATTTCCACCGTCCCACTACCTTAAACACATAGAACTTATTTTGAGTGTTCGTGTTCGCCGTGATACGGAATGCCCTCCACTTCCCTACTGAAGTAGTCGAAGGGTTGCCTGTGCATATAGGCCAACAGTAAATTGTTCCGTAGGTGATATTACAGTTGACCTGCGGAGTGTCTCCCATGAATAGTCCCGTCGGCAAGTCGGTCGTGAAGTCTGCGCTTGAGAAGTTGTCGCCCATAGCCGTATTGATGGCCGAGGCTTGCGGGAATCTTCCCCAACATTCAGCCGTACCACTTGCCCACTTTCTCCAACTCCAATTCCCGGAAGTAGTGTTGATGGATTCTTCAACTACGAAATCACTTAACTTATTCGTGTTGATATATACATCCCCATTGACTTCAAAAGCATTCGCGTGAGTCGGGAACATATCCATAGACACAGACGACTTCTGTGTGTCGAAATAGAATAAGGGAACACCCTTGCCCAATGTCACCGTATAAGTTGATGAACTACCGAATGAATCTGTGATAGTGAATCGCAGATACCAAGCGTATTCGTTATCAAATGAAATCGTGGTGGTAGTACTTGAAGAGATGGTCTGCGTGATGGAATAGGATGTCTCCGAAGTCTTACGCGCCTGGAGTTGGATGGTAACCGCGTTAGAACCTACATATGTGTAGTTCGTAGTAGGTGTGATGTCGGTATTTGAATAGTAGCCGTATGACCTCTTGACCGATGCGGTCATGGTAGGCTTGGCATAGTCTACCGTATCGAGTGCTACTTCAAAAGTTCCTGCCAATCCTCTTGAATCAGTGACCGTAATGATTGCCGTAGTGGTTTCTGAAGAGCCGACGGTTACATTCGAGGCGGTCGCGGTTGATCCCGATACCGTCATATCGTACTCGGTACCCACATTGACTTTGACCGATGATATAGTCGCGTAGTTCTGCGCGGTTATCCCTGTGGCATTGAATGTCAGTTTGGACATCCCCGGAATCACTTTCTTATTATCTCCCGTGATTGCCGTTATGGTAGAATCGGCATCCAAGTAAGTCGCTCCACCAATTAGGGGAGCAGATGAGACAGGTGCTGAATATATTCCCCCTTCTCTCGTTTCGGTGATATTTCCGTAGTTGATCCTTACGCTATATCGTCCGCTTCGAGCATTAGGAATCGAATTGTAGAACATCTCGGTATATGTCGATACCTCGAAACCGCTCACAGACGTTCCTGTATATTCTCGGTCAGTAGTTATCTCTGTACCGTCTTCGGCTATCATCGTCAAAGTGTAAGACCTGCCTAATGGGTTATATACGCCAATCGTTACAGAATCTCCTATATTGAAGTTAGGCATTGAATTGGCATATGGATATGAATACGTAGTGATTGCCTTTGAAGGCGCGTCGCTTGTAAGTTGTGAGTCCTTTCTGCGGAGTCTCGTCTTGATGTTATATGTAGTCCCTGCGGTTAGTCCCGATATGGTGTACTGTCCGCTTGCCCCATTGATCCCACCATAAGCCGTCCAATTCGTCCCCGCGTCTTTTGAATACCACAGATAGTCGCAGGTGGAATCGGAAGACCAATTCATCGTGATGGATGTCTCCGTAGCACTTGCGAGGGTTTGGGAAACCGACGGGTATCTCGGTATGTTGTTGAGGGTGAAAGTACCTTCTCCCGTACAGTTGACCGCGTATGTGTAGATGGCGGCACGAATGGACACGGTGAATGATTTCGCGCCCGTTGTACTATGTTTCAATTTAATGGTACCTGTCTTCACGGTACCCTTATACATTGCGTATCGGTCGTCACCCGAAAGCGAGTAGACAGTTGTTCCGTCTATGGTGACCGTAACGGGGCCTGTGTAATAGTAAGACGAACTGCCGCCATTTGCCGATAGAGTCCACGATATGGTGGACACGTTATCCGAAATGCTTTGGCTCGCTGACCAACTCAATGTTAAATATCGACCCTCGTATGCTGATGTCGATACACTTCCGTTTAATGCCATGTTACTCTCCTACCGCTACAACACCGACCCCGGTATTGTCTGCGTTTGAAATATTGATAAATCGAATAAGTTCGCAGAGGGTGATTTCCTCTTCAACTACGGCTTGCTTCATATGAAACTGATCCGATGCTACCCAATACAGTTTATTGCCGTTCAAATCAAATCCTGCGAATCCTTCTTCGTAGTTCATACTGACGTAGCCGTTTGCACCGTACAATCTTAAGCCGAGGTTGTCCATCCTACCGACGAGTGTCCCGTCTGCGGTACGAAGTTCCATGACTCCATTTCCGTTGTCCTCACCGCCTAACTGAAGGACACCGCCTCGGATACGGTTTGCAGATAATAATCCCGTGGTAATCATATCGGCATTGATTTGACCGTCCATTGTGAGAGCCAATGAAGAAAAGTCGCCATTATATCCCGTACTTGAGAAGCCTAATCCTCCGAGATTCCATCGCCATACATTGACCGCGGTATTGATATCCGGGGAATCCATGACAAGGAACTCATATGGTGTACCATTCGCGTCGGAATGAAGTACCACATAACCGCCTCTGTTCCCCGTTATCTTATTAGTCGCGTTTGCGATGGCATTCGCCATCATTGAAGTGGTGGGAAGTCCTTCGGTTATCTTTTGGGTCAAGTCGATGACGAGATCCGCAAGAGTCGTCTGTGAGTCGCCCAATTCTATCTCGTCATATCTGTCAAGCAGAACATTCCACTTGGTCTTGATGACTTTCTTTTGAATCGCTCTGACTCCTAACGGCTCATATATGACCGTGACGGTATCGCATAGTCTCACCCTTTGAAGAGGAGCATATTGTTTGTACTCTTCCGTCTGCCATAACTGAACGAAGTCCGCTTTTATGTTCTCGGAGATATTTATACCCGAAGAATTTTCAAGACGGGTCTGTGCCAAGTTTCTCAATTCTTCCTGCGTGGGCGGTGAATCGAAGGAGTTAGTCAAATCAAGAGGTACGGCTTTTATTTCTGTAACACCTTCCAACACTACAAGGTCGGGAAGTGTCACCACTTCGTCTTCGCCCTGCCAATACGGCGCCACCGCGTTGAAGTATGAGGACGCGTCTATCTCTTGGGTTATGTCGGAAAGATTCTTCCCGTATCGGATCGTGACCCCGGAGTCTTGTCCTCTGTTCAAGTGTAGTTTGACCGTCCACTTATCGAACTCATATTCACCCTTGCCGTATACATCCAAAAGTGACCCACGTTCGCCACCTAATAAGGAACGGACAGAACGTGGAGCATCTAATTTGAATTGGCTTGAAACCACCTTATCCGTCCAAAATATGAACGGATTGGGATTCATTGAATTGGGTACGATTTGAGCCATAGCATCCGCGACGCTTGTCGCGGTGAATGGTTTCAGCACGATATTTGAAAGCCTATACGATAAGTGGTAGGCATTGAATTTGACCTTCCCGTCTATCTTTGCTACTCGCTTATACAGAATAAAGGGTTGAATGTCGCCCGTCTCATCATGAGTGACCGCGACTATTCTGCCCTCTTTTATTAGGTCGTATTTTTCCCCCGTGATAGGATATTCAAACTCGAGTTCATAGACTCCATTCCTTTCTTCGGTGACCTCGGCTGAAATAGTATCGACCAATCTTCCGAGTCCGTTTGAAGTGAATTGGGTTTCGGTCGATTCGTATAATATAGGGATCATAATATCCACCACCTCGGTGTTATCTTGACGGATGATAGTCCTGTATAAGTTATTCCCGTAGCCCCCGACTCCAATGTCGGGAAGTCTACCACGTTGACCTTGTCATTGGCAGGGCTTATCGCTCCATCTACTACGGAATACACGTCCATTAAATCGCAATCGATATACAAGGTTTGAGACGAATCGCCCGTGATGGTCATAGTGGTACCCCCGACCGTGAGAGTTCCCGTTCCCGTTACCTCTAAAAGCGGAAGTGCCTCAAAGACCGTCGGGTTGAATATCTCTCCCGGTACTTCCTCGTACGACATCTCTATCAATCCGTTGCGCGAATATAAGTTGGTGACATCCTCAAAGAGTGCCATCGTGTGGGTGCTTGCCTCTGTGACTTCTGCCGTTGCTAACGAGTATACTACTTGAATGGGATTTGATTGAAGCCAAGCCCTCGCATTGGCGAGAGTCATATTCGCCAAATTAGGGAAGTTGATATATACCCTGCCGTCAGATGAGATGGATACGCCTTCGGCTCCGTTAACGCTATCGTTTAATGATGTCGCGATCCCTCTGTTGCAGAATAGCGAAGGGACGGTGTCGTCATTCGCAGGTATTCTTATATCCGCGATGACCGAGGAATAGAATCTATATTGACCACTTGAGCCTGTTCGCCCTGCGAAGTCTAAAGTCGCCAACTTGTGAGTTACGGTAATGACACCGTTGATGTAATCGACTAATCCGCGATAGATAGGTGTGTCCAATGCCTGTGTATAGAGAAGACCGCTCCATGCTTCGTATGTTGAAGACGCTTCGGGAAGCCTTATCATCGGCTTGAAATTAAGGTTGGACACGGTCTGCCCTTCCCTTATGACGATGTATACGTTCTCCGTTCTCCCGTCGGGATTTGGAGTCAGCATGACACCACCGCCATAGTCGTGAATAGTCCTGCCACCGCCCGTCATTTGCAATTCATATGTGGTCTCTGACCCACCTTCGGGACATCCCGACAGTATGAGATTGTCCCTCACGGGGAATCTGACTCCGACTTGGCATTGTGAAAGCCCTGTAGCGGTGCCATTAGCCGTGATAGACCCATCATTCCTCATAGTGTAAGTGATGCCGTTATTCGTCAAAGGGAATGTGGTAGTCACCTTACGGAGTAAGTTCTTCTTCGCTTTAAAGATGGATATCTCACTTGTGGGGGTGAAGTCTCTTGGATTAGTTGGTGAAGGTGTTCCAAATCCGTCCTGCACCACATCGACTTGAACTTCTAAATGGCTTATATTCTCCTCGCCTACGTCCTCGAAGTGAAGTATCGAGCCATATGCCATTTGAGTGTCGCCCGGCTCGGATATATCTCTTTTGAGTTCTCCAATGTTGAGGAATCTCTGTGGCTTGCAATCGAAGGTCAGTTCAAACTGTCCTGCGCGGTTATAGAATACAGGCTCGACTTCGAGTCCGCTCATATATATAGCCATTCGGTATTCGTCGGGGTGATATGTGTCTTCAAGTCTCTTATATCCAATCTTGGACATGAGTTTCGCTCTTACTTTTGCCACCTTTTCGCGGAACTCTTCTTGAGTATTTGCCCATATGAAAGCAGGATACGTCACGGTGATATTCTCATACCTGCCGTGATCAATGGCGAGATTCCCGTTCCTTCCGGGAATCGAAACCATTTCATAGTCGCGTTCGGGAGCGTTATATACACCGTCCCCTGCGATATATACTCCGATGTCTTCGGAGTCAAATCTTAACGTCCTTGTCTCAATCATTAGAATGCCTTCGCTTTCTGTCGCTGAAGAGCGACGAGTCTTGCTTGTATCTTATCGGCTAATTCATTCACATCCATTGAAGGTGTTGCGTATACGTTAATCACTACGTTATCGGGAGAAGTAAATCTCTTGTCCATCTCTTCCCATAACTTTTTAAGAGGGAGAACGGCTTCGGCACCTGCCTCACCTACTCCAACTCCTCCGAAGATGGTCGGTTGAGTGAAGATACCTCCATTCTTATACCAATCGATATTCAAGTGAGGGACGGATGGCGGTGCGAGTGATAGCCTTCCGCTAATACTGAAGTGAGGGAGTTTGATATGCGGAAGACTCAAAGTCATTCCCGAGAAGAAACTCTTGATTTTGTCTATTATTCCCTTGATGGTGTCCCTCGCCTTTTCTATGGGTGATACGATGGCGGTCTTGATACCGTTCCAAACTGATGTCGCGGTGGACTTGATGGAGTTGAATATCGATGTCACGGTGTTCTTGATCCCGTTGAAGACATTGGACACCGTAGTTCGTATAGCCTCAATGATGATGGTCAACCCTAACTTGAGTGCGTTCCAATAGAAGAGAACTTTCTCCTTTAGATTGTTGACCGCGTTCACCACTCCGTCCTTGAGTGCCGTCCACTTTTCAACGACCCAATCCTTGAGGATGCCTGCATACTCTTTGATGGTGTCCCAATTCTTGATTAAGAAAACTCCTGCCCCAATCAGTAAGCCGATACCTGCCACGATCGGAAGAATCGGAGCAGACATCCCTGCGAGTGCGGTTGTTACCATCGGGATGACGGTCATTAAAGTTCCTATTGCCGAAGCGAGACTACCGATAATCAACAGAAGAGGCCCGACACCTGCAACGACTAACCCTATGACCGTGATGACTTTCTGCACAGGCTCGGGAAGGTCTGCCAACTTGGACACGAAGTCTGCTACCTTTTGAATTACAGGTGTAATTATAGGAAGGAGTTGCGTTCCTATTGCCGTCCCGAGGTCTTGGATAGAAGCCTTGAATATCTTCGTACTGTTTGCCGTTCCGTCATTCGTTCTTTGGAAGTCTCCCTGCGCATCCTTGGTCTTCTCAAGGACATACTGATAACGCACCATCGTCTTTTGCGTTTGGTCAAGTTCCGACCACACAAGTCCTTGATCTTCTGCGAACTGTTTGAGGTTTGTGTCCGTCATTACGACACCAAACTTCTTTAAGGCTTCGGACTCACCCGTGAAGATACCCTCCAATGCCTTTGACGATTCATCCGTTCCTACGTTGAAATATGATCCTAAATCCGCAGACAATCCTGCGAGAGTCATAGACATTTCCGAGGCTTGTTCTTCGGTCAATCCTATGCCCTTGCCAAGCGCACCAAAACTTGATACCGCCTGCGTCGCTTGGACTTTGGAAAGTCCGAACTGTTCACGGACGTTGCTTGCCCATTCCTTGACGGCTTCGCCACTTTCTCCAAATGCTACGTCAATTTTATTGAGGTTTTCCTCATAGTCGCTCCCAAGGTTTGCCGAAAGAGTATACATGGCGACAAGAGGTGCGGTCACTTTAGTCGTAAGGGTCTTCCCTGCATCGGTCATCTTTGCACCGACTTCCTTGAAGCCTTCCGCAAGTGCGCGTACTTGTGCAGATGGAATCTGTCTCAACTCCTTGTTGTAGTCTTTGAGTTTGTTCTCGCACTTTATAATCTCTCGCTCTAACTCTCTATATTGTTCGGAGTTTCTATCGATTCCCTTGCCATCGAGGTCGGCTTGAGCCTTTTTGAGGCTCTCGAGATTAGTCTTGCCTTGCTTCACGGCATCGTTGAGAATGATTTGCTTCTGTCTCCAAAGGTCTACGTTTTTAGGGTCGATTTTTAGTGACTTGTTAACGTATCCGAGTTCTTTGTCGAGGCTTTTCGATTCGCTCCTTATTTGGTTTATGGCTTTCGATAATTGAGTCGTGTCGCCACGGAACTCAATGGTTATTCCTTTTACGTTTCCTGCCATGCCTTAAACTCCAAAAAACAGACGATAGTCATCTCTTGTGGCTTTTCGTCTGTCTGTCTTTTTCTTTTCTTCGTGTTTGTTTCTGTTGTTGTACTCGATGCAGAAGTCGACCGCTTGACCAATGGTCATCTTTTGGATGGACTCATATGAGAGTCCTCTCTCGACTCCTGCGAGTATAATCATTTCGATTGAGATCTCGCCCCCGGATTTATCCGAAGGCTCTTCAAGTTTTTTGATGAGACGAGTCCCTTCAAAAGTAAGTCGAACACCGCAGGTGCTATTATATCCACGGGGAATTGGTCGAACTCTCTCACCCACTTCTCGGGTGTCTCGATGTCGTCGTCGTTCGCTTTCGCCATTGCCCATGTGAGATTGATGAAGTCCGTGAACTGTAATGCACAGAGTTCAATCAATGCGCTCTGTATGGTGTCTCCGTCCAAGTCCTTGAGGACTTCTGCCATGTCTTTCCCTGCCATCTTTCCCAACTCTCCCAAGAGTTTGGTAACGGCTGAAACTATCGGCATGATGTCGGGGACTATGTCATGCCCGAACTGTGATTTATATATCATCGCCCATGCGAGATTATTCGAGATAGTAAGGTCTTTATCCTTACTGATCTTTATTGTCTTGATCATGTTGCTCCTCCTTTTATAGACAAATAAGGGGAGGTTGCCCTCCCCTCTTGATTAAAATGCAGGTGCGGTCGGATTGGTGAACAGATCTGCGTATCCTGTGTCGCCAACTTTGAATGTTGCCATGGTGACCCCTGTTGTGTTGTCGCCTACGCAGGTGACGGGAATGGTTGCGGTCTGTGGCTCCTTGGTCTCGGTAATGGTTGAGTATTCCCTTGAGATGTCTCCGAGAGAGCAATTGTATAAGATAACTCTTATAGGGTTAGTGTCGCCCTCATCTGTCTCAACTTGGAAAGCCACATATACATTCGGCTTTGTGGGATTCTTTACAGATGCAAGACCGCCACTTGCCAATTCTCTATAGCCGAGGAACTGTGTCTTGAACTCATCGTCGAACATAGCGACTTCAAGGTCTCCTTCGATAGTACCCCCGGAGTATCCACTCCAATAGATGATATTATCGGCATAGAAGTCATTATTTTCGCTCTGTGTTTCGGGGCTGAAGTTGACCGCCCCTTTCTGATGGTAAGGTATGCCAAGAGTAACAGTTCCGTTATTGTCGGTGTATGTGCCGACGTGCAGGTTTGATATACCAAACTGAACTTTCATGCGTTCCTCCTATACGTAGTAATAAATGACGAAGAGACCTTCACTTTCGATGTAGGCATCTTCGCTCTTGTCATAATTAAAGCCATCGCGGAGGAGTGCCTCTTCGATGGCTTTTTCATTTGCTTCGTTCTTTTCGGTGAAATAATACTCGATTTGATATTCGTTGTTGGTGTAGTGCCATGTGTTATCTGCACCGAACGTCGTTTGACCGTTCCCTAAATAAGTTATAAAGGGAGGTTTGACGGGTTTCCTAAAGTGCGAATAAGCGCAAGGCAGACCGATTGATCGTAGTGTGTCTTGAATCATAGTTTAGCCTCCAATGTTGAGATGACTTCGTTGATTGCGTTCTGCTCTGCATCCTTGATGTGACCGTCTCCGCTAACACGTCCAAACGTGCCGAACTGATTTCGGACGATGTGACCGTTCTCCAATAAATGGGTGAGTCTGTAGTGCTTCTTATTATGGACGATGTATATCTTTGACTTGCCGAATCCCTTTTCCGTCTTGACCGCCCAATCTCTCGCATATGCACCCGACATCTTCGCAGATGTGGTCTTCAGTTCCTTCACCGCGTCCCTTGATGCCTTTTTCATCGTGTCATCGGTGAGTTCGTCTACCTCTTCGGCATACTCTTCAAGGATGCTACTGAGTTCCCTCTCAATCGACATTGGTCTTCTCCTCTAATATAAGGTCGATGGAGTCTCTCTGCGCTCTCCAATCGGCTCGGATGACGGAATACACCTTCCCCTCAAACTCCACCATCTTTTCGCCCTCATAGTCCTCGCGGTTTGCAAGTGTGAGAGTGATGGACGGATGGAGTCCGAGGACGGACGCATTGTAGAACTCGCTATTATAAACCGAACGAGGCTGAACATATACCATTCGCCTCGTCGTCTCAACGTGTTCATTTAGATATTCATCGTATGTCTTGTCGCCCTCTTTGATGAGGTATGCGATATTGTCATACATTTAATGCCTCCTAAAAGTTAGTGTATCCTGTAGCCGTTCCGAGTTGAGCCTTCTGCTCATCATATGACCTCTTTAATCGGTCGTAGTCTTCGGGGAGACCGAAGTTCATCTTGCAATAGGTTATGACCGCCTGTTTGACGACAGGGTCTCCGTCCTCTGTCAATACTTCGCTCACCGCTCCACCGAATCCGATGTCGATGAGTGCCGAGTCGATTAACTGTTGCAATTCATCGTCAAAAGCATCGGTCGTGATGCGGAGTGCCTTCTTTACCAAATCGAGCATGATTCTTCTCCTTATGCGGTGATCTTAACTGTCTTTCCTGTTGCTACAACTTCGACCGCCATGAGGAGTCTGCCTACGATTCTCACGATGTTGGCAGGTGCTTCGGTGAACTCGTCGAAGATGAAACGAGGCTCTGCTCCTTCGGGGAAGTTAGCCTGTACCCCGGAGAGGTCTGCTACGATACCGAGGGATGTTCCGAGAGTAGTTGCGTCTGTGTAGAGAACTGTCATTCCATCGAAGGGATCATATGCGAAACTACCTGCAAGTGCTGATGCCTTGAGTGTGGATGCGTTTGCTCTTGTGGTGATGAGAACGAGATCGGATGCGCCACCACCGAGTCTGCCTTCTGCCTCGATTAACTTGGCGGTTGTAAGTCCACCTGTTACGGTAGCGGTGAAGGTTGAAGTGTTGATTGCGTTTACTGTTTCAGCAGATGCCTTCTTCACTAACTGATATTCGATCTCATCATAGAGATAGTCGAGGAATGCTGTTCCCTTGAGTGCCATTGCGGTGTGGGATACCTTGACCATCTTCTTGATGTATTCGGGGATGAGATCAACATAGTTGATGACGAGGTTTTCTTCTGCGATAGGGTCGTCACCTTCTGCGTGGATAACGGCTCCGTCGGATGAAACTTCAACACCGACTTTTACGTTTCCGGGGAAGAATGTTCTGCGAACTCTTCTCATGATCTCGTCATTCTCCCATGCGGTGGAGATTCTGTCCTCTACATATACGGGAACGGCAATTGTTCCGTTCTCTTCTGCGTTCTCTGTAAGTAAGGCTCTCTTTTCTGCGCCTACTCTGTCGAGGTCGTAGTTTCTCTTGCAATACTCAACATATGCGTCGATGTATTCCTGTGTGCTTCTGATTTCCTTTGAAGTCATTTTGTTTTCTGTCCTTTCTTCAATAATAGGGGTGGGTGCAGGTGCGTTGATTACTTCCTCAACGACCTTTGCTCTCTCTTCGGCTTCTGCCTTGAGTTCTTTTTTTCTTTCTTCGATCATGTCGAGTTCTGCGTTGATTCCTTCAAGACGTTCCATGTCTGCGGTCTTGAGTTCCTCTGCAAGTTCGCTCTTGCGTGTCTGTAACTCGTCGAAGTTCATTTCTTTGATTTCCATTTAGTCCTCCATTAGTCTTGCTCTTATCTCGGCTCTTCTTCTTTCAAGGTTTAACTCTTCGGCTTTGAGTCGCTCCGCTCTTAACTCGTCAATCACTCCGTTGACAAGTGCGTCGATTGATCTCGCCTCTATGGAAGTGCCGGGGTTGGCAGGGATGGAGACGGCTGACACATCATACAGTTTGATGATGGAGTTGATTCTTCTCTCCTCTACCACCTTTCCGTCAATGTTCTCCCTTGTCCACACGTCCGCGGAACGGTCGACCTTGAAACCCATTGACATCCTGTTCGTGTAACCGCCTTTGATTTCTTCGTAGACCTCGCGACCTAACTCAGTACCTCCGAGGTCTGCATCTATCTTCAAGCCGTTAGGCTTGTCGATGTCTAACTTTAAAGTGCCGTTGGAGAGCCTTGCGAAGACTCTTCCTTCGTGGTTGTACTGTAATATAACGTCGCTCATATCACAGTTATCGAATGCGGAGGGGTCGATGACCTCTCTCACTTCATACTCTCCGTCGTCATATAAGGTGTAAGGCTCGTCGAATGTGGTCGCGTAGCCTGTGACCCTCATTTCTTCATCGTTTGCCTTCACTTCAAAGGCACGATATTCTCTGTCACTCTTCATTCTGTCCTCCTACTTTTTCGTTTGCGTCGTAGTATTCGCCTCTTATGATTCTTCTATCTCCGTCTTCCACAGGAGCGAGATTCCAAATATCTCTTATCTCGTTGATTGACATTACCCCACGGTCTAACATCGTGGACGATATGGTCAACTTATCAGCATTGCTCATAAACTGAAGGCGGTTTGCGGTTGCGATTAGTCCCGAGCCTTGCGCTCTCTCACGTTCACTAAACATGGCTTTGGTCATCGCCTCGGAGAACTGAATCGAGAACGGCTCGATTGCGCCTTCATAGAACGCAGACCAGGAGTCACCGATTGCCTTGTTCTGAAGGACATCCTCGTTCACTCCGAAGTAGTTGTATACATTCGAGTAGATGAGTTTTAACTGATCCGCGTCTACTGTGTACGGCTTATAGTCGATTTGCTTGATATTTGTATACGTAGACGGGAAAAGCAGGAAGCCTCCGTTATCGGAGTCTGATTGCAGGTTTTCCCTTACGAATCTCTTTCGTTCTTCAGCAAGGTCGGAAGGCTTTGCAAAGTTTGAAAGTTGCGCGATGAAACTGATGTTATTCGAGCCTTTGACCGCCTCCTCCACTCCCTCTCTTTGGATGTGCAGGAGTTTCATTGTCTCATCGAGTGCGTTGTTCGGCTCACCAAAGAAGTCATTTTTTAACTGATGTCTTGTTATGATGGCGCACTTCTTTAACTCCACCGCACCGACTTCACCACTTGAGAATCTGTACCTTAACCACGGCTCACCCTTGTAGTCGATGATTTCCGTCCTTGTAGGGAGTATTGGATAATATCCCGCAATGGTCATATAGTCATCGAACACCGGGGTGATGATGCAATTCGAATACACGTCGGTGATGGTCGAGACCCTATATAAAAATTGAGACCACGTCATCCATTGGTTGGGTGCGAGTCTCATCTTGCTCTGTAGGGACGGATTCGCTGATCCGTACGTCTCGACTTTTAGTTTTGAAATATGTCTCGCTCTCGCATCTATTGAGGAGCGAATTATCAAACTCTCATATATAGCACCGTTCCACGTGGTGAACGCAGGACGGTACGCGGTGAGAGTCGTGAAGAATCCTTTTGCCTCTTTCAAGGCTTTCTGTGATTCCTTCGCCTTATTAGGACGAAATATGTCATTAAACAGACCCATTCTTCAATTGTTCTCCTATCTCGTCGTAATACTTGGCACGTA